CGCTCATAGGGTTAAGAGATTCCTTAAGGTACCCTGACTATCGACTTTCTCACGCCTGAGACTCCATAGCTTCCTCATGCTCTCCCATATCTCTAATACCTTATGCCTGTCATCTATCCTTACTCCAGGCGTTCTTAGTATTATCTGCGTTGTGGTAGATAACCCTTCCTTAATCGGCATATCTAATACCTCTTGCCCGCATCCAAACTGAGTTAGTACGGCTAGTATTATCCTATCCCTTAACTCTAGCGTCTCTGGTTCTTCCCATCCAATCCATCCTGACGCCGTTCTCTGAACCGGCTTAGCTACCATTAGGCTCGCGTGCCAAACACCAAGCGAGACCATTGCCTTGCTGTCTGAGTCCAGTACAGCAGGCATGAACTTCTCTATCACTCCTCCTGCGTGTGTTCCGTCTAATACTACAGCGAAGCTTCCGTTACTCCATTGTGTTATTGCGTATCTCATATGCGCTCTATCTGCGAGCGAGTTAGCACGTACTTGCTGCTGTCTGCTAGCTGCACGGTATAGACAATGGCACGTGTACCTGCGCCCGTCTTTCTTACGCATGTCACTTCGCCTTCTTCTCCATGCCTGAACTTACATGCGAGCCTAACCCGCTCAGCTATTTGAATCGGCTTTTCTTCTAAGCTTGGCCAAAGTTTCCCGCTTTTTTGCTTCATATTATTTCTTCTTTCTATATCCGCCGCATTGCGGGCATGTGATTTCTCTCGGGCCAGTAAATCCCCACCCATTCCACCAGCTAACCGCCTGCTTCAGTGTGTGCCTGCATGCTAGATGCAACGTCACAAACCGGCCATTCTGCGTGACGCTAACGATTCGCCTCTTCATCGCTCGCCCTCTTTTACCGCTTTGATCTCTGTGCATGATTTCTTAGTGCGTCGGTTTCCGCAGTGTCTCCAGGACTGTAGGTTTAACCCGACTCTCATTAGTCGATTCCCGCAGTTGGCGCACACGTACCTATTGTTTTCTTGCTCTATGTCTTCGGACATTCTGCTTTCAAGTTCTCAGGCTTAAGATCCGCAATTAGCATCGGTTCGCCGAGCGTGGGACATATCGCAAAATGAGTGCAAAGGCGTCCTCCTGTTAAGTGCTCACTTGGCGGATTAGTAAACATCATAACAGCAACGTCTGCGTGATCCTCTCCGCATCTCACGCATTGAGTTATATCTAACTTCATCTACGCCTCTATGCCTCCACGTAGACGATTGAATGCTTCTCCTTAACGAATGTTACGACTCCATTGCGCGGCTCTTCGCCCTCTCGCTCAATGAATTGAACCTTTCTGCCAACCCTTACATGAAATGACTCATGCAATGCAGGGTTTGCTCTGATTAACATCGCCTTCTCCATGCCCATATTGATACGCACCGTGCGCATCCTCCACCCTTCTTCCGTAACTGCTGTGTCTAATATTGCTCTACCCATTGTGTTATTCCTTTCTTGGTTTGATTGTCCGGAACTCCATCAGTTCCAGGCCGTTTGATTTTCGTTTCTCGTTTATTTGAGCGACTGTACTAAAGCCGCCAAAGGTTGTGTTGTGCCACTTGCCGCGCCATTTCTCTTGATCTCCGTTTCTGCTGTCCGGCCTTTCATAATCTTCCATTCTTCGCATTGCTATGTGGCTCCCGCAGTATGGGCAGAAGCTCCAGCAACGCATTGCTGTACCAATCCGTTCCTTCCATTTATCGCAGTCGCACTTGTTGTTCATTTTGCGACAATGAACCGCTGAGGGATCGCTAGCCCTTTCGCTATGTCTTTTACCACATGGCGCAAAAACAATTCATAGCGAGATATATGCTTGCGCCTAAATTGTCTCCGCTGGCGCGCGTTTCCAGGAGGATTGTTCATTTCAGTAAAATCCGGTTACACTAGCTATTCTAATCCAAACTCTCTCCCGCTCAGCTTGTGCAGACATCTCGCTGATATTAGCCATATCTGCGCTGCTGCCGCCACCGCTCCTGTAAATATAGCCGCTCCTGCCTTCCCGCTCGCTGCGTTTAGTCCGCTTGCGAACACTAACGCGAGCGTCATTCCTGGCAGTGATACTTCCATTGCCTTGAGTATCTCGCTTTTTGGCCGCATTTCGGCTCTTTGATCTTTTAACCATGACTTCGCTTGTCTGAATTCCTTAAGCAGTGCCTCCATTTTATCCGGGTTGTATCCAGGATGTGAGCTAGCGTTAGAAACCATTCTCTCCGCGATCTCCACAGCGTGAATAGCCGCCTCTACAGCTTGCTTGCTCATTGCTGTTTGATATTTTCCAGTGCCTCAAGGATTAGCGCCGCGTGCATGTGAATTTTGGCCTGCCGCGTACTTGTCCATTTTTGATCGTTAGCAAGTGCCTGTATCGCTTCGGCGCGCTTCTTGATCTCTAGCAACATCGGCGTGTGTGAAAACGCTTGCAGACTCGCTATCTGTCTTTCTGGCGACTTGTCTTCAATGCATATCGGAGATTTTGCAAGTATTTCACGCGCTTCGCTAACTAGCCCCGCACCTAGTTTCACATAACCTTCAATCTTTAGCTTCCCAAAAGTACCGCCGTCTATTCTGCCTTCTATTTCGGTTGCTTCAACTATGCAAGCCCTGCCGGATTCTTCAGCAATTAGGAATTTCATATTAATTACGTCTTAAGCGCATTACCTTTCTCCAGTCAGCGCGTATCGCTACTAATCCCTCGAATAGCTTCTTTCGCGCGATGTGGCATTCGCATCCCGGTCTTCCGCACGGCTTATTGTTTAATTCCAAATGCGAGAAATCTAGCCATTCCTTTTCGCTCATCGGCCCTAATAGGTTCGCTAGAGCGCATCCAAGTAGCATTGCCTTGTCCCTAGGGTCAGCAAACTTCTGCATAGAGCTTTTCATCTCGGGAACTAGCCTCTGCAATTCCCCGAAGATCTCTTCCATTTTCTCAGGGCTCATAATCCAGAAACAGAATGATCCATGTTCCAAAGCAGCAGCCTAGCCCCTATATACATTCCAGCCGCAATCGCAATAGAGTGCGTCACTAGCATCATAATTCCGCGTTCAAACTTGGAACATTTTCCCGCTGGCGGGAAAATTCGCGCCAGGATCTCCAAAACCTCGAAACAGATTTTCCTAATCTCCGGCCCGTTTAATTCTTTCGAATAGCTTAGAAACGCTATGTTTCTAATGCGCTTCTCAACGCTAGCTTCTTCTTTCGTTTTCGGCGGCATCGCTGCATTGCCGTTAATTTGATTTTTCATCGTATTTAAATGGCGCGTAGCGCCTCGCTTGTTGTTTCCGCTGTCTTGTTACTGCTTTGCTCTGATCGCCAGGATTTACCCTGTTTCCGCTCGATTGCGCCCGTCTCTAGTCGTGCCCTGGAATTCTGCCTATGGACGGAAGCCCTGGCGCTCTTGGCGTAATATGCATTTCGCCATTATTCACTCTGCGTAAAAGGATGTGCACGAACATGAAATAAGCCTTTCCGCTGTACGGCATCCACGCAAAAGCAAAGCCGTCACTTATCCTGTCTGATTGCTGTCTCATAAAATGAAGTCCGCCCGTTCTGTTTCCAGAACGGGCGGTTTCTCCTCCCTCGCTGCGAATCCAGGCTAACCGGCAGCGGTCTGCTCGTTATCCGTAGCGGCAGCCGCCGCAGGTACGTTTTTCGGCGGAGGTGCCGAAATGCTCGGGACGGCTTCAGTAGCCGCCGCGACGGTCGCATGCAGGAATTGGCTTTCCTCCGCCGTAAGCGGGTCGCCAGAGGCCGCGAAAGCTGAGTGAATGTCCTCAATACTCATGTGCGGCTTTGCAGCCGGAGGATTCGCCGTAGGCGTCCCGTTGGTGGTTCCTGTAGTAGAGGCTGCCTTTTCTGCTTCGGTGTCAGCGAATGCCGCAAGCGCATGCGCAATCAGCGCAGCGAACGAAAGCAGCAATGACTTGTTTTGTCCGTTCATTTTCTCCTTTGTGTTTAGGTTTGTTGTGCTTCCGGGGGGAAGCTTCGCTAAATTCTGCCTCAGCCTACGATCTCCAGGATTTCAAGCGGAAGGTAACCGAACGGCTCCGAGCTTTCTTCCTGTAACGCGCGTACAACAGTAATTGCAATTTTTGTACCGCATCCGCCGCACACTAATATTGCGTCCTGCTTTGATTCAATTTCCACTTTGAAGAGCTTGCCTATCTCAACGCTGTCTTTAAGCACTCCGTATCCGCAATTACATAGATCCCGCTTTGCGTACCTCGCAAGAGTTACCTTAGCTTCCTGAGGCAAGAACTGCGACCTCATTTTTTCTGTTTTACGTAATCCGGATTAAGCCTGATGTACCCGCCAACTTGTTCCCCGTCCGGACTTTGGTAATAGCCGCCGATTTGCACACTGTACGGATCAGAGCACGTCGCTAGCATGCAGCACATTGCGCATAGTATAGCTTTCATAAGTTCAGTAAGCACTAAGCGGGCGCTCTCCCCTGTTTTAAGAGCGCCCGCTTTTCCACTTAGACCAAATAGGTTACCCGTGCTTTTCGATCCAATTTTCGTAAACCGCCACGATAGGCTTGATCGTGTTAATCATCGCCTTTCCAGCGGTAAGCGGCATTTCGCTGAAAGCTGCGCTGCGGAGGTACGTAGCAGCCGCATCCAAGTGCTCAATGCACTTGTCGTATTGTAGCTGCGCATCTTCGGATGGCTTCTCGCTCTGAGCCGCTGCCCCTTCCCCTGGCTGCTGCTGTCCTGTCTGCTGTTCGCCCTGCGGTCCTCCCGGCTGCTGTTCTCCCGCGCCTGCTTCTCCGGCAGCCTTCGCGGCCTTTGCTGCCGCGCGTTCCGCATCCTTCCGCTTCTCCTCCTGGATGTAGGCGCGTAGATCGGATTTCGTCCATTTGTTCTCTACAGCCTTATCCAGGGCGCGCTTCATCTTCGCTTCCGGAAGCGCCGCAACTTCCGCATGATGCGAGAAAGTTAGTTCCGGACGGCGCAGAGACGGCGGAACAGCCTTGGCAATCGAATTCCAGTTACTCAGCGTCGCATAAGTCCTGCCGGTCGCCTCGACCGCCGCAGCGTACTTGCTGCCGTATGTCGCTTGGCCAAAAACGAGGAAATCCCCGATAATGAACCCAATGTTTTCTTGCAGGCCGCAAAAATACTTCAGCGCCGCTGCGTACTCTTCTACAGGCGTGTTAGGGTCAATCTGCACGCCAGAGCTTCCGGGAAGGAAGCTAATGCGCTCCTGTAGGATTTCGCGAATATCGCGCTCCGAGCATACCACCTGAACGGGCTGCGCAAGCTGGATTTGCTTATCCGAGTCACCGGATGCTTGCTCGCCTGTTTCTCCTTCTTTCTGTTTCTCCTGCTGCTGCTCGCCTTCTCCGCCGCCTTTGCTCTTCGGCTTTTTCGTAGCTGCGTTCTTGCCCTGCTGCTGTTGCTGCTGCTTGTTGTGGCGAACCGTGTTCGAATGCTGCTCCTGCTGAGACTGCTTTTTCATATTATGTCTTTCTAAGTTGTGCGAATTTCTCGCGGTGTCCGACGCTATTCCGCGTCTATGTTTTTGCAAATCAATTTTCCCGCTGGCGGGAACTTTTAGCACTGCTGCGCAATTTTTAAGTTGCGCAAACGCTCCTGCTCTTCCTTGCCTTGCACCCATTTTAGCATGGTGTCCGCATGCTCTCCGGAAGGACAATATCCGCGCTTGAACCACGAATAAAGATTGTCGTACGGAACCCCCGTCTCCTGAGATAGCGCGATGAAATCAATACCCTTCTTACCCCTTGTCTTCATCGGAACGAAGCGCTTCAGGCGCTCCATGAACTCGTTTTTGTATTCTGCCATATATTATTCGTCTTCGAATGTAATCGCTCTTGTTGGTTTTTCTATAACCATTCCATCCATAGCAACCGAAATTTCCTTAAACCCGGCCTGGACTGATGATTGCAGCGGTAGGTTTCCGCTTAGTGATTCTGCGTTAACTCCACGTAATAGCATTCTCGCTGCACTTGTTAGCTTTGCTAACTCTTTGTCGTCCGCGATGTTCCGAACGTCTATTAGCGATAGAAACTCCTTAATCCCGTCCAGGCATGCAGGCTTAAAGACTTTTGCCCTTCCGTTTTCGGAAGGCGCTAACTTTGTCACCATATCGCTAACAAACCCTTGCATCTCAGTCCTGAGCAAGTTACGGATCTCTCGCGTCGCCTCGCTCCATTCCTGTTCCGCTTTTTTCTTCTCCTCCTCAAATAACGCTTCTGACACCGTTGCCAGCGCTTCCGGACCTAGCGTGATAATGCGCCAGGACATAGCGAATTGCCTAGCTACTTCCGATTTGTGCGGATAGTCGTTTGCGTTAAATAACGCCCGCAACTGTAATGCGGATTGCATCATTATGCGGTCGTACGACTCCAGGAACTTATTTACAAGCTTCTCCCTGTCCGAAGCAATCGCCTTCAGCTTCTTGTAGACCTCTTCCACTAACGGTGTGGGAATTAGAAATATCCCTGCCCTAAACATGCTAGGGAGCGTTCTAGCGTAAAGCCATCCCCTAGTTTCGTCGTCCCGGCGCTTTATCGCAGTATATTCAGCGCTCACGAACAACTTTTTGCTAACACTTAGCAGATTCTTGTCCGCGTTTACCTGTACGCTTCCTGTGTCCACTTTCCGCGTATTGCCGAATCTCGAAAACGACACGGAAAGCGCGATTGCCTTCTTTTGGATCATAGGTTCCTTTCTGTTTTGAGCCATTCAACTTCTGCCTGGAGCGCTTCGCCTCTGGTCCGGAACGGGCCTAGCAGCGGACCGCAGCTTGGCGACATATCAGCAGTCCACATAGCGCCGCATGGCTCTACGTGCGACGCCCGTTTGATCTCCGCCTCTCCCTCTCGGAGTAAGTCGCATAACTCATCCGAGTAAATGAACCGCACAGATCCATCTTCAATGCTTAGCCTTATTTCTGACTGTGCGCTCATACATTTCAGGAGTTGCCTTTACGTCAGTAGTTTCACCAAGCGCATTGCGAATGCTCTCAGCCTCCTTAGTACATTCTTTGCCAGCGAACCCGCTGGTTTCTAGCGTAATCTTGCCGTCCTCACTCACTGTTACCTTAATCTGTTTCATATCACTTCCTCCCCACGATTGCGAACGCATGGCCCTTGCGCTCAATGCTAGCAATCCGGTAACCCTTCCGAGCTAACTCGCGCTTTGCTGTAATTGCCGCATAGGCGTTTTTAATCGCTACAGCATCCTTTCCTATCGCCTGTTGAAGCCCGTTTCCGCCTGCCCAAAAATCCCACAATAGCGTATATCCCGGCTTTCCATCACGCCTTTCGCACACGCCAACGCTGTACGCTCCAGAATTATCCTTAACCCTGATCTCGTGGAGACATTTGCCAAGCTCATCTTTGCTGAATCCTGTTGGCAAAGGATAGTCTCCCGCATGCCGCCCGTACCACTTATAGCTTTTTGATCCTTCCACAAATTCCAGCCCCATCAACTCGCAGGCTTCCCTTAGCGCCGGTAGCGATGTTATGTGCAAATCTACAGTTGCTACGTGAGACATATCGCCTCCTTTCTGCCGTCTGCATATTCCACGACATACGATCCTAGTGCGTCATCATATCCGCACCATACGGCTTGCATCGGAGCCGTTCCGTTTGTGTTGTCTTCGTTGTTGCTCATGGAAAGTAATTTGGCGCGGCTAAGGGTTGGGACCTTTCGCCGCGCCGTTAGGATGCTGCACTTCCTGTATCGGAAAGCTAGCCGTAGGAGTATTGTCTTTAGTCTACTCAAAAGGCTAATCACATTGCATCACCCCTCTCTTTTGCTGTCTGCATAATCTGTTAGCAAGGGGAGCAGTATAGGAGCCTGCTCCCCTCACTTCGTGCAAGCCCTATGGAACCTAAGGACGCTTCTTATTCGCCCTCCTATTGGCTATTGCACGCAACAGTGTTAGTCCTCCCCTAAGCTTAGACTCCGACCGTTTACCGATTCGCTTGCTGCCTTCTCCTGATATAGTCCAGGGTAACTAGCTGACAGGAATCTACCGCTCGCTTGCTGCCTGAGCCCTTTTACCACATCCGCAGCGCTTACACTTACCGGAACGATATACTTCGCCGCCTCTTTCTCAGAGCATCCAAATGCTTGCGCATATTCGCAGCACTGCTTTATCTCCGCGCCTGTCCATCCGTCTTCTTGTATGCCTTTTGCGCTGCCGCCGTAAAGTCTCCAAATAGCCGAACGCTCCTCTTTATTCGGTAAGTCCATAAAGAACGAACCCAAACGGAAGCGCCGCCTAAGCTCTGGAGGCAATACGGCTACGCTGTTGCACGTCGCCACGAACAGAATCTTGTCTTGCCCTATCGCTCGAATAACATCCAGCGCTCCACGGATTCTAGCTTCGCTTTGTCCGACGTGCTCATGTTTCATTGCGCCAAGATTCAGCGCAATAACCGGCACTCCCGCCTCATTGCCTGCCGCCTTGCTGATGTTACTCTTACCCGTTCCAGCCGGTCCGAGTAACAGGATTCCTGAGCATCGCTCATCCTCCATGAATGTAAGGATTTCCCCTAACTGATCCTGTGTTACGCCTGAGCTATCCCCTGCAAGTCCGGCTAACTGCTTCTCTATCTCGTCAATAAACACGATGACTCGCGGCTTAAGCGAGCCGCTGAACAGCTTTTGCAGAAACCCCTTTATTGCGCTGTATCCGCCAATGCTTCCGAATCCCTCTTTTCCCCGCCATACCTTAAGCCCTGGCGCGGCCTCAATCGCTGCTCGCTTGTTCTCCCATAGCATTTCCGAATCAATGCCATCAGGTGTTACGCTCATAGCAATGGCCTGCTCTGCCTCGAATGCCGACAGGCCAGCAGTTGCGTCTACGATCCCAGCAATTTTCCCGCCAGCGGTAAAAGTAGGAAAAGCATCTAGCGTAACCTTTGCGATCTCTTCGATTTGCTGTTCATTCGGGAGAGGCTCCCGAATGACAACAGCATCATGTTTCAGCTCCTCAGGAAGCGTTAGAGATGGGCAAAGGATGGCGATAGTGCGTTTGTTGTTCTTCATCCTATCTCTAGCGTTTTGCAGCGCTTGGATTACCTCCATTGCGCTTGCGTCTCCAGAGCTTATAAACGCATGTAGATTGCACATGAACAGGATTGACATTTCCGGCATCCGCTCATCGGCAGCCATAATTGCTTGTACTGGATTTATCGTTTCAAATCCGCCGCTACTCCATGACGCCAGCTTTCGAGCCGGTTGATTTATCGGCTGTACACCCGTAATGCAATCCCACCTATTAATCGGCGCTTTCTCTGTCTCTCTAAGTATTTCAAGAATTGTAGCGTTCGGATCAGGCGTATGAATTACCACCAACGGAACCGCCGCCCGCCGTGCTGCCTTCCATTTGTCTAGCGTTGTTGCCATAGTCTTATACGTCGCGGCTGAGGTTTATAAGATGATTCTTTCCGTTGATTATAGCGTCATACAACCCACTAACGGCCATTGTATGCGCCTCCTTACGCAGTGAGTCCAGGATTGCATTTTGGCGCTCCACTTCGGCGCGGTGCAGCTTCACCTTTTTCTCTGCGTCCAGCAGCGAGCCTGCCGCAGTGCTGCGCTTGGACTTAGCCTCCTTCACTTTATTAGTGAGCGCCGACACTCTCCACCGCGCTTCATCTAGGCTCAAAAGCGCTGTATCCGGCTTTGCTAGCCGTTTCTTTTCGAGCAGGTTAGCTGCAACTCCGTGCACGCGAATAAATGACTCCGCTACGCTGCCGCGCTGGATCGTAACCACGGGCCGCGAGCCGTCTTTGATTGGCATAACCTGCGCTCCAGCCATGTAGCCGATTTTCGGAACGTCCGCCGTATCCACGCTATACACCGCAAAACCATATTCCGCCGTAAGTGTCTGCGATGGGTAAACCGTAACCTTCGCGATCTCCCCGAGCGTCAGACTCCCCGACCGCCTTAGCTCTTCCTCTTGCTCTTCGGTGAGTACTGGCCAGTCCCTTTCCCGTATCTCTTCTCCGTTCCTTCTGCATGTTATCACTCCTTTCTCAAAAAGGAATATCGCAGCTTGCTCCGGCGCTGCTCCGTTGTGGTTTATTTCAGGTTTGCTGTGCATAGACCATAGCCGCCAGTGTTAGCTAGCGGCTAGCCGTCTATTCACTACTAGACACGGACTCTTCGCATGTGCTCCTGTGTCCACCTACCGAATGACGGTCAGGTAACGTAATCCTAATCGGATTCGAGCGCGATTCGTGATAGGCCCGGATCATCTCCGCGTGCTCCGGCCAATGCTCGCAGATTGTTTTGACGCACTGTTCGCGGTTCGTGCTGAGATTATAGAAATCTCGCAGAGCCTGCTTTTCGCCTGTCAGATCAACCCCGCGTATATCGTACCCGCGCCGTACAATCTCCGTATAATCAATCGACACCTGAACCCGCCCAGCAACGTCCCTGCCCTGTATTACCTCAACAGGTATACTAACGCTCGAATACCCATCCTTAGCAATCGCTCTCGCGATTACCTCCAAATCTACTTTTGAAACGATCAGGTAACCGGCTTGCTTCGCTGCCGTAGCGCTTTTGTTATTTTTGGTTTGCTCCATAGCTAACGCGCACTGACTTGCAGCCAATGCGCGTTGTGCTGTGTAACACCCCAGCAAACTACAGCGCAGCTACCGACTCCACTACGCTGTTATATGACGCCACCCTGCTGTGAGCGTTGCCGGCTTCGCTCTTAAGATATTCAGGGTCGCGCTTAAGATATACGAGCAGACCGTCATTGCGCACATCTACACCGCCGCACGAAATATACGTCCCCGTTTCGTCAAACAGCCCTGCGTCACTTGCTGCTTTCAGCACTATGGCAGCTTCCACTGGAAGCATTACATCGCACGATTCATTGCGAAGCTCCAAGCACTCCGCTACGTAGGCCGCAATCGGATAGCGCCGCTCACTCGCCTGTATACCTTCCGTCGCCGCCGCTTTCGCCGCCGCAAGCAACTTACCACGCGTCATGTGCTGATGCACCTTTAGATCAATCATCTTGTCCGCCGCGTATTCGCGCACGGCCCTAACTGCTGCTTCGCGGAGTGCGGCTTGCTTCTCTGCCGCTGAGTTATTCTGTGTTGTGTTTTCCATAGATTGCAGCGGGCGGCTTGTTGCTTGCCGCCCGCTGAGTATCTACTGAAATCGTTGTCTTTTTTGTTGTTGTCGCTTTCCACTTCTCCCGCCTCCATTTTCCTTGCCGGGTGTCACCCGTATGTTTCCGCGCTCTTGCTCTGAGTTGTCGCGGTTTTATTTATCCTGGAAAATACGCCCGCCGTATTGGCTTTGCGCTCCCTTCTCCAGTGCCCCGTGTTTCGTTCGGGACTCACGCTTGTACCTGTCGTTTGGACCTACGGTTACTGTTTCCCTGCGTCTCTAGGACTGCTGTGCACTTTGGCACTCCAGGTTCCGCCGTTTACTTGCGGGGTCTCCGGGCTTGCTTCGCTGCCGGACTCGCTCTTGTTGTGAGACCCACTGTAGAGATTTTTGAATTCCCTACAAGACTTTTTTGAAGTTTTTTTCGCGATTGTTTGGAAGTGCCTGAAAATCAAGCTCCTCCATTAGATTTTCCCGCTGGCGGGAAAAGTCCCGCCAGCTTTTTTGCCCCATGCAGAGCCGCTCTCATCTCCTCATCCTCGCACTCGCCGAATTTTCCTTCCGTAGTCCATATACAGACGCGGAAGGTAGTCCTGCGGTGCTGGCTCTCGTTGAATGCGTTGCCTCCCTCCATCTTTCTTTCGCGTTTCACGTCCAGGCTTTCATTGGTCTGGACAAGAGCGCTCCTCACTTTCGGGTGACCGAACAGCGCGTCAATAGCTTCCCTCCGCGTCTTCGGCTCCGGAGGTTCCTTGTATTTTGGCCTACTCATCTCGCAAGGTAATTGCCCTGGATACCACTACGGAAGGAGGAAACATTTGGCAGTCCAGCACTACAGGTGTTTTTTTCGCCATCGTTTGCCGAACATCTACATTATACGGTGCGCCCTGTGCGTCGAATATAGCAGCAGGAAAGCGCGAAGTGCCTTTCTCCGGCCTTTCGTAACTGTCGTAATCGCACTCACCTTTCCATATCTGCCCATGGCAGTCAATCCGCAGTCGGATGACAAATTGATTCCTAATTCTGTCTTCGTATCCGGAAAACCTCATTTGACTAAAGCTTATTTCAGTATGGCACCTTTCGCACTTCGGCCAATCCTCAAACATAGCTGACAGCATTCGCGTTGCCTGCTCTCTAAATTCTCTGTCTCTATCTCCAGGTTGTTTCTCTTCAAATGCTTCTATCATAAGTCTTTCATGTGCTCAAAGTTCATGTACTCGCGATGAAATAACATGACGTTATCGGACGGCGCGCCTGTTCGGCTATCCGCAATCGTCCAGTTAACCTCTTGCCTAGCGTGAGGCTTAAGTAGCTTAGGATCTACCTCGCTCCACATTAGCGCAATCTTGTCGGCGTCGCTAAACAACTGATCGCACCATTTGAACTGCCCGCTGTGTGGACGCCCCTTGTCAGCATCCGATTTTAGCTGCGCTATGATAACTCCAGCTATTCCGGTTTGGTTAATAAGTCTCCGAAGTCTTGAGCTTGCGAGCGTAAGTCCCTCTGTTCGGTTATTCTTGTCATAGTCTAACGTCTGAAAATGATCCAAGAAGAACGCCTGAATACCTGATTTCCTCTGCTCGCGAAGCGCTATGCTAAACAAATCATCCGCAGTCATCCTAACCGGGTCATAGATCCGAATTAGATTCTGCCGTTTCGCTAGCTTCCTCGCCTCCTCTCTAACTCTACGGTAATTCTCCTTACTCATACCGTAGCCGGTTTCGTAGTTGTCATATATCACACCCGCACGCCTGCACGCCATTCGGCCTATCATAGTCTTTATGTTCGTGTCTCGCTGTATAAGCAGAATCGGAACCCCTGATTCCGTCATCGTGTCAATCGCTATCTCTATCGCAGCCGTCTTGCCAACTTTCGGGCGCGCCCCTATGAGGTACATTTGCCCCCTGGGAATTCCGCGCGTGGATTGATCCCACGCAGGAACTCCAGTCATAAATCCCATCTGTACCTTCCCCGCCTCGCGGCTGTCAATCTCCTTCAGGAACTCGCTGAATACTTCGGCGCTTACACAATCATTGTCCGCGCCCTCTTCTGCTACAGCTAGCTTAGCCTGTACGCTGTTTATAGTCTCTTCGATTCGTGCGCCAGGATCATAAGCTAAAGCTAGCCCCCTCTGCATCGTGTCGATAGCTTCGCGGCGCTTGGCTAACGCCTGAAGCTGTTCGCAGTATTCTCCCACTAAGCTCAGCGTATACCCGGACAGGCCGTAGATCTCTGCGCATAGTCCAGCCCCTGCGTTATCCGGACCCATGTTCTCAAGGTTTCCGGACTCGCGTAGTCGATTAACCAAAAGCACTAGGTCTTGATCTAGTCCGTCTGCGTTTACGCTAAGCATTTCCTCAAACATCAACCGCGTGCCGTGTCCCCAAAAGCAACGGCTAGTGATAGGCAGCGAAGCAATTGCGTCCACCGACATTCTAAACATGCATGCTAGTAACGCCTTTTCCGTATCTAGAGACATCGGTAATGTTCTCAATTCAGACATTGGCAGCATTCCTCCTTTCTTGAGCGCTCATGATCTTATGCTTCGGTTGCTGCTGTTGCTGATAGCTAGCACCCGTACCGTTCTGCGGTTTCTTTCCGAGATGTAATTCCGCCCATGCTTCTTCATCGTCCAGGTAAGTTCCGTCCTTGAAAAAGTTCTCCGGCTTCTTCGTGAATTGCATTTCCTTGCTCATCCGGAGAATCGCGTACCTCTTAACCTTGCTAAGCAGATATGTAAACGTGTTCTCTCCAAACTCCGCCTTCTTCAGAATCGTAACGATCGCTTTGATTGCAGCCGTCTTATCCTGCTTGCGCGGATACTCTGCGTATATCTTCTCTGCCTGTGTCTCTAAGATTTTCCCGCTGGCGGTAAATTGTCCGCCCTTCTCTCTAGGTTGCTGAGTAGTCGATTTCTCAACCTGAATCCCTTGCTCTTCTCCAAGATCAAACAACAAGCCTTCGCTATTAGTTACTTCATTCTTAGTAAGATCATTATTAGTAGTCGCTGATTTCCCGACGGTCGGGAAACCCGACGAAGGGGAAACCCGTTTGTCGGGACTCTCCAGAAGCTCCGGACTCTCCGCCACTATCCAACGCTTGCCAGCAAACGTGTTCCCCTGACCTCCAGCGCATGCAACTAACTGCGCGTAACCACATGCCTCCAATTCCTTCAAAGCGCTCTGCACGGCCTCTCTGCCGTCCGTGCTACGGTTAATCAAGTCCTCCATCATTACTTTCCAGTCAGGAGGACGGCTCAATAAGTAAGCAAGTAACCCTTTCGCTTTATATGAGATCCGCGTGTCCTCAAGGACGCGCTTATCAATCATCACATAAGGGTTTACTCGCCTCGCTACTTCAATGTGTCGGATCATCGTCTAAGTTGTTGTCTTCGGATTCAAAAGGGCAAAGGAAGCCGATTTGCCCACTTCTCATATTGCCTATCCCACGCGCTACGCCTTCTCCTGTGGTGAGCCCTCTCGGGCTCGACGTTCCGGAAGCCTCTCCGTGTATTGCGAGCAATGCCTATCCAGCATCTATCTAGCTTCGCTTCTATGCGCCTCCTGTAGCCTTCTTCAGTTTTGCTCATACCTAACGTGCTGACCGGCAGTTATGCTATGCATCGGAACTCCTCCGATGAATTGAATGTAAATAGCTTCGCCTTGTTGAATCTTCTCTAATTCTTCCGCAGTAGGCATGTACGCAACTTGCACCATAATAGCCCCATCAAATGCCCCTCCTGTTATAATAGACTTCTTGCAGGGTATCGCTCCGCACACAGCCTTTAAATCATCCGCAGGACTTATCGTTTCGTCCGCTTCAGGGAATTGATACGGGTTCATTCAGTTAATATATGGTCAAATTCTCCGCTCGCTATTCTTGCCCTAAGATGCCGCCGTGCTGCGATGATATGTTTACACATCGTCCGCACTCCTCCTTTTTCGAGCAATCTCCGGATTTTGGTATACTCCCAGCATTCACAATCTCCTTTTGGCCTAACGGTAAGGTTAACGCAGTATTCCGGCTTTGCGGGTTCACTTCTGACTTTGTAGCACACTGGACTCCCCCACTGCTTGATAAGTGGAGTATCTGTTGCCCCTGTCTGAATTCTTCTAGCTCCATTGTCGCCTTTGCTAGCTTTACACGGAGCCTGATTATCTCCTCTGCTTGCCTCTTCGATAGCTCGCACAATCGAAGCACCTTCGGCGCATGAGGTAGTTTTTTGTCTGTCCATTCTTCAACTAAGTCGATTAACAGCCGTCCGATAGCTTCTTCGTCTTCTGCACTCCAGGCGCTCATTTCGAATTTTCCAGGGGGTCTATAACTACACTCCACTTGCCTTTACTGTCTTTTTTCCATGACCATAATTCAATCTCTCCGCCCGCGTCCATCCAATGCCACAGCGCCGATCGCGTCTCCGGGTCTGCCATGATCTTTTTGATGTGTGCCGCCCTGTTTGTGGCTGTGCTGCACTGAATGCCGATAATGCGACGGTTCCGAATAGCGATAATGTCAATCGCTCCAAACAAGTCGCTTCTGAAGCCTCCGCCTGCCTTTCCAGGCGCTTTAATGAACCTCTCAACGATTCCCGCAATTGCACCCTTCCTGCGCAATTCCTCAAGTGTTCTGACGGTGGGGGATTTGCCATTTTTCTTGCGTTTCTTCTTAGTTTTTTGGTCTTCGCTAACTCCAGGTAAAATGCACTCTTCGTTTATCTGCTCTCCAAATAGATCAGTAGCGCTCATTAGAAACCCATCTTTGCCGCTACGGCTCGCGTAGCCTTCAAGTCCTGCACTAAATACTCCAATGCAGCTATACGGTCCCGAGCATATAGCTTGTAGAAATATTCTCCGCTCCCGTTCTTTTGCTCTACTCCAAGCGCCTTCGCTACAGTATTTAGACTGTCTCGCGTTTCCCTGTCTCCAGACTGCCACTCTTCGTGTAAGTCCACCCATAGTTTCCTGTCTATATAGTTTCCGCTCATAATCGGGGCGGTAACGCGGACACCGTGATTCCAGCTTTTTCGCCTCAGCATCGGCAGATCAAACCTATTGCTGTGGAATCCAGCAAACCGCGCCTCATCTTCTCCGAAGATCTCATCATCCGGCTGGCGCGTGTTGTCTACATTTTTCCAAAACTGCTCCAGCATCTCCGCTTCTGTGTTGAAGCGAATAGCAATTACTCCCTCCATTCGTCTAATTAGATCCGATTCCGCTTCTGAAAATGCCTTAGCGTCGTTCACCATAATAATTATCGCCCCGTCCTCGAAACTAAGTCCGATTAGCCGTATAATGCACGTCCCTGCGCTAAGCGCCGCTTTCTCGATCCATTTCAGCTTGTCTTGCAGGCACTTGTCCTGCCACTTGCTAATTTTCTCCTTATGGTCCGCGTGCGCCTTTCGCATCTTCTCCGCCCGCCATTCCTCTATTTTCGACGGATCTTTCATGCTCGCATGATTGAAGTCCTCCGGCTTTACGTTGAACTCCCGCAGTTCATCCGGCATATACGGATCTCGAATTTCAGCAGGCATAAGCGCCTCTAGTTCCTGTGCGCTCTTCGGCTCCGTCTCAATGTCGTATATTACTGTTTGCATGTGTCTCAGGGTGCTTTCTGTTTCGTTGTTACCTTACTTCTTTGCTGCCTTGGGAGGCTTACGCTCTCCGTATCTTATCATCGCTTCGTCAAATTTAGTCACCATATAGGCCAGCCAATTCCCTTCCGTTACGTCCCGTAGGTTTACAATGCTAGGCATGTTAGGGACATCCCCTTTTCTCTTGGCGTGTTCGATAAACTGCTCTTCTGTGACGCCTTCTTCGCCGAGGAGTTCGCGGAGCTTCTGCCGGACTTCCTCCGTTATTTTCGCGTCTTCCTCTTGCATTATCTCCTCTTCCGTCTTCTGCCTCTGCTGCTCCTCTTTGTCGTCTTCCGGCTTTTTCTCAATTTTCCCGCTGGCGGGAACTTCTTGCTTCTTCGCGTTTATCTCGCTCGCCATTGGCGGATATGGGTCTTTTGCTTTCGGCTCTTGTTTTTCTTGTTTCTGAGGCGTGTTTACCTCCTGTTTCGGCTGCTTGTTCTTTTCCTTGAATTCAAGCATTGCGAACGTTACAGCAGCCGCAAACCTTTTGTCCCTAGCGTCACCATTAGCTAAGTTTTTGCGCTGGCAGAATTCCTCTAATGCCTGCATTTGCGCTTCGCTGATTTGCCCTAGCTTCGTTCCGGGTGCCATGTTCGTTTTAATGTGAATTACCACTTGCCGCCAGTTCAGCCCTTTCGGCTGCGTCTCATTAGCCTGCTGCGCCTCGCTAGCGCCTCGTCTTAGCTCGTTTTCTTTCTTTCCTAGCACTTCATCCTCCGTTCGCGTATCGGCACTCTGGCGGCTGTCCTGCGTTGATTGTGAGCCTACGTAGCCGGTTTGCTCGTCTTCGTATGATCGCACGGCCTCAAGGTTTTCTTCGATCTCCTCAAGATCCTGTGAGAACACGTCGCTTGCTGCCGTAACATTCAACACAGCGTCTACATACGCGCGTTTCTTCGCCATCTTCAGGACAGTGTTGTAAGTGTCCGCAATGTTCGGATTTTCCACCTTCTCCCCGGCAGACGATAGCTTAACGATTTGGTAAACTCCCTCCACCTTCTTTACATCAAAAGCCGTTGTTGCGTCATCCATGATTTGCGCCAGCGCTCTCTTTTTGTCCTGATAGGTCTTACACGCCCAATATGCTTTAGGCACTGTGACACCAGTAGGAACGAAATTAGACTTATCCGAGCGGAACCTGTATTTGCTCTCCATCGTGGAACAGGAACCTAGACCTTGCCCTAGATCATTTCCGGCATTCTTCAGCGTGCAAATAACCGTATATTCACGGTGAGCCGCATCATCTTCTCTACGGATCTCGAAAAACGGACTCAACCTAAACACTAGCCCTAGCTTTTGCGCTCCAGCTTGGTAGAGCGTCGGCTTGTCCGTCCCAGGCACTTTTCCGAAATGAACGTCCTCCTTCATTATGCTTTCCATTACCTGCCTAACTAACTGCACTTGCTCAAGAAGCGCAGTGACTCCCATCGGTGACAGCGCTCCGCACGGCTGTTGCGTTGAGACAATACTACTGTTTTCCATATTATTTTCTAAGGGTATTACAGGGGTGCTTAAGGGTGTACTCCGATACTATACGCACTTCTCTAGCTGTAAATAACTTTTTGAAGTCTTTTACAGGAAAAAGAAACCGCCGCTCTAGTTCCCGACAGAACGCTAGAGCGGCGGTGTGGTAGCAACAACTTTAGACGACGCACATTTCGCGCATCGTGTTCATATACGCAAGCGATTTTTCCTAACTTTTCGAACTATATCGCACATTTCGCTTTCCGGCTTGCGCTCGATTATCTCATGACAACTAACGCATGCCATAATGCACTCTCTCAATTCCTCTTCGCTAGTAATATTTCTGCGCTTCTTGCTATGTGCGCGCGTTAGAAACATAGATCCAGTGCATCCAGGATAGCGCAACTCGCACGACATTGCTCCGGCCTCTACCGCCTCCGCGTCCACATCCTTCTTTGCCTTATCCCACGCCTTCCCCTTCTTCCCCTTCTTTGGCAGAGGTTTAGAAGATCTCCGCTTCCAGGCTAATACCTTTTCAGGCTTGCACCGTAGAGGCTTGCGTCTTTGCAGCGACATCGGGCGTAGTAACTAATGCGGCTTCCTCACCCCTACGTGTCCACAAATCTCCGTCGCTGCCTTTCACGTGCGGCCAAAGTCTCCGCATGGAAATAAACTCCTTCGCGATGTATGCTAACAAATCCTGATTGGGATTAGCGCATGTGCTCCCAACGTTAGCCAAGATCGCATCGTGAATATGCCGCATCTCATCCCTGCGATCTCCAGCTAAGCTCTCGCCTCTATTGTAAACAAGACTCACAAGCGCGCCGAAAGCGTTAGAGGAAAGTTTTTCATCGCACCCCGGAAAGGTCCTCAATGTCGCCTGTACCTCACGCGGAAGCGTTCGGCGCATAAACACGTCCATTGCCACGTCCCACGGAATCACGATTCCCCTAACGTGAGATAACTCACTTTGCGCATGCTGTCCCGTTAAGCCCGTAACGTCTGACAGCCTCGCTAAATCGCTGGATGACAGTTTGTCGCTCCAGTCATCCCGCAAGGTTGTCTCATAACCTAAATCATACCCTACCCCTATTGTAATCCCGCTCCTACCTTGCGGCCAGCATGGGCCCGACTTGTAAACCTTTTCGTAATATGCCCTGCCTCCTGTCTCATACTTAGCCATTAGATCAATGGCAGCTTGGCTTATGTTATTCATATTAAGAAACGAATATGCCGCGCCCATGCCAAAGCACAAGCGCGGCAGTGTATTAGCAACTAAAGGTTAGTAGTTCTGCGTAGCGATGGCGTAAACGGTTCCGTTCACATCCGTAAACTCGTATTGATCGGTATGCGCGCCCGTCGTCTGAACTGGCGCTGAACCGCCAACCCATTTGACTCCCGCTGGCCACGTCACGGTATAGTTTGACGCTGTGTTAGTCAGAAAAACCTTGATCGTCTTGCCGTCCACAAGATTCGCAAAGGTAAACGTGCTGCTTGCACCGAGCGTCTTATAGAACACTTTCGCCGTGCTCCAGTCGATAGCAAGCGCCGACAGCGACTGACTAGCGGGAACAACGTCCGAAAGGGTTGCTAGGGTTCCATTCGCTGGAACATTCACGTTAGCGTCCGCCGCAAGCGTAAGTGTTACGCTGTGCGCCCCAGACGTTGCCAACGTAGACCCGTTCGCAAGCGTAAGCGTGCCGGTTGTCGTTGTGACCGTAAGGCCGTTTACCGTCTTGCCGGTAAGCGCCTCCGTTCCCGCTCGCGTTGCCAGCGTTCCCGTTGTCGGAAACGTCAAAGCCGTGTTTGCCGTAGCGGTAAGCGCGATAGAGTAAGCCCCGGTCGTACTGAATGTGCTGCCGCGCGCAAGCGACAATTTTGCGGCTGTAGGAGTAACCTGCATGCCATTAACTTCGCTGATTACAAGTTGCGCTTGCGCCGTGCAAGCGAGTGCCATTGCTGCCAGTGCTGTAATGTACTTCATTCTTTCGGTATGTTTACGTTTACGTTTACGGGAGTCGCTACCGGCTGAGTTACTTCGCCAACCGGACGCCTCCGACTCTTTTTATCCTCGCGCAATTTCGCGAGAACATCCACAAGCGCTTGCGGAAGCGGTACGCCCGCAGCCGCCGCGTTTTCTACGATGCTTATTGCTTCACTGACGCAATAGAACATCGCAGTTAGATTCATAAGCGGGACGCCGTGCGCAAATGGCTCTATAGCGGCGGCAACTCCTACCAATACGATAGTTAGCGCCTTTCGGCTCATTCCGCGCCAACTGATAGACGAATCAAGGTTTTTGTTTCCTATGCTGACAAGGATTCCTGTGACAATATCTAACCCTATCAGGATCAGAAGCGTCTGAAGTACCGGCTGTTTCTCAAACCACGAAAGGACAATTTCCGTCCAAACGGGGAAAGGAGCAATCGGTTTAATTTCGTACATAAGCGCGTGAAACATTCGGCGGTAGGGGCGGAATCAAACGTTCCCGCCAGCGGGAAAATGTTTAGTTACGGAATGCTATAATCGCCGTAGCGGAGCCGTCCGGTTTTATCATTACACGAATGTCCGATACTTGATGCCCGTCAGGAAACGTAACCCCCTGCCCAGCGAGCGCCGCACGAAGTCCCGCAATCTGCTCCGCCGTAAGCTGCATAGTAAACGGCTTTACCACAGTTTGTGTGATCGCAGTTACCGCAATAGGCGTCGGTGTAGGTGCCGCCGCTTGCGCCTTGGCGTTTCCAGGTAAAACAAACCCCGCTATGATCCCTAGCGCTATTGCGCCCGCTACTAATGCTAACTCTCGTTTTTTCATGTGCTTTTCTTTGTTACGGGAATAGCGCCAAGACATTCGCCTTGAGCGCCGAAAATTGTTCGTCTGTCAATCCACTGTCCGCAGGGTTTGTGAATTTATTAATCACAGCTTTCGCGGCATCAATGTCGCCGCTAACAAGCGCCGCGCGAACCTGCGATGTCATTGGAAGCAGCGCCGCACGAGTATCAGCCGATGGAACGGACGAGTTTAAAAGCGCAGTTGCTTTCGCAAGGATGTCTTGAGCGCTCGGCTTCGAAATATTAACGAGGTTCGCCTTCGCTATCGCCAACGCTTCCACGGTAACCCTAGGGTCTGGACTGCCGCCGTTTTTTAGCCACGTAATATTACCCTGTGCGTCCACAGTGAAATCCGCGTCTGTTAACTCTCCTCCTGTAATCAGCATCACAGCTTGCCGCGTCAGCACATCCGCTGGAATAGACCCTAGCGCCATGTTCGAAATAAAAAGCAATGCAAAGAGTGCGTATTTCATATCACTGTTTAACTTCGATGGTTGCACCTGAAGAATTTGTTGTTGTGTCGTTCCATATACACCAAACAACCGGATCAGACACTAGATGCCTGCCGCGAAAGAGTATCTGTCGATTATTCTCGCCACTAGGCAGAGGGCCTGTGTCCGTAATTGTCGTTCCCGTCAGCGACGTTCCGTTTTTCACAATCGTATCTCCTAACGTGAACCATTTCGTTCCAGTCATCCATTGCAGAGAAGGATCAGTGCCTGTGTGGTTCGCATAGACTATAGCAGAAGCCCCGTGCGCATCCGTCAGAACGTCACCGGCTGAAACAGTTATTGAACCACTCAGAACTATGTAGGGTGCACCCGGGTAATAAACCAATGGGCTGCTTCCGCCATTTGGAAGCGTATTAGCAACACCAGCCGCCGCATTGGCATCAATAATCGCTGAATAAAACTGCGACGCAATGCCCTGCATCACCGTGATTGATCCAACGCCGGACGCATAGCCTATAACGGGAGATGTCTGGTCAGCCGCCCCCGTAGCGTGCGCGCTAAATGCAGCAAGGCGAAAGAACGCATAATGACCACTCCCGCCACTGGTCACGATGCTGTTTGCAGTTTGACTTACAGAAGTTGCGCCCGGCCAGAAATACGCCGGGCTCATGTAATCCGTTCCCTCTGTGAATGAGTTCTTTCCGGTTCCGCCGTAAGCAGTTCCAAGCGTCCCATTGGTCATGTTGTCGGCATTCAATCCCGTGATGTAGTAACCGTCGCCCTGAAATCCGCTTCCTGCGCCTACCGTGTTATTGAAGTACGCAATTCCCGGCGTCGTAAAGTACACATCACCTGCGTTATCTCCATAGAAGTACGAAAACCCGTCAATATTGAACGTGTTACCATTTAGGAATAAATTCGTTCCGAACGAAATTTGAGGGCCGCCCGCAAGTGTTCCGGCAAATTCCATGAAATTTTGCAAACTATCCTGAATGTCGAAAACGCCAGACGCGCTGAACTGCGCCACTGCCGAGTTGCTGAATGTGATTTGTCCAATTGGATTATTGGACATTGTAAGCGTTCCCGCAATGTTGACATTCCCGCCGCTACTAAACGTTGTGTCGCCTGTTACTGTCGGGCTTGAAATCGAAGGCGTTTGCACGATCGGAGAAACAAGCGTGGGTGTCTTCAGGGTTCCCGAATTCTTTAGGTCCTCTCCCTGCAGCACTGAAGCGTGATAGGTTGTTCCATCGCTCCAAACGAAAAGCATTTGGTTTGCGTTCAACAGATTCAGCGTTACAGGAGATGTGTTCATCCTACCTGTTGAGCTTGTATCGACTTTGTGAAACCACCCGTACCACTGATTAGAAGCAGCGGGAAGCGTGGCTGTAATAACAGACGAACCCGAAGTTACCGTGTACACCTGCCCCTTTGGATCAGTTCCAACTGAAAAGCTGGCAGATTTAGCCGACCTATACGCGAATAACTCACCGTCTTTCGAGTAGGACAATAAACCGCTGCCGTTATTGACTAGCTTGCCCTGCGCATTCGCTAGCCCTGCCAGATCATCTAGCACGGTAGAGTGTGCCTGTATCCCGTTTTGCGTGCGAAATGTCCCCGCTGTCGGAGCAAGCAAGTTTCCGCTGCTGTCAGTTACCACCGTGTTTGCGCAAAATGCCGCGCAGCTAAGCGCGGCCAGCAAAATTGCTGCGAAAATAGTCTTCATGTTATTAAGCTTCTCCGGGTGTTACAATTTCGAGATAGACGCCTGGCTCAGCGCCCCTAACTCGCACTGTGTACCATAGATTATTGTCCGGGTTATAAAATTGTCCAGTTCCGTCCGCCTTGATTCTGAAATTAATTCCCACAAATCCAGGCCGTACAGCAGGGCTCATCGTTGATAGGTCTATCACATTCCTGTAGATAGTAACCTGCTCCCTGTAAAACGTGTAAGGCTGCTTTCCCGGAAAGGTCACTTTCGCCTCAAACACCGCTGAGATATTGTCCGCCGTAGTAGTAGCGAACGCCATAAATGTAGAGAACGTGTTGCAATTAACCTCTCCCTCCAAGAATACCGGATAAACCAAGTCGCTGTCCTCTACCGTCACAAGGCTGGACGTTCCAGGATTTACCGCAGTCAGCGTGAACCCGCTCTTTGTCGCTTTGACGGTAAAATAACCTCCGAATCCGTTTTCAAGGTCTATTTCCGTAGCGTTATACGGCACCGTAACACTGTAGCTAGCTCCGGCCTCGAATCTTCCGATTACAAATGTCGAATCTCCTGCATCTGCGTTAGCTCTGCTGCCCCCCTGTCCGTCTGCGATCTCCAGCTTGTATCCGTTAACTATATTCGTCGTGTAGTACGCATCTGCATCAAGCGCTGTCTTTATGTCGGTTGCTATTTGGTCCGCAGTGTCTCCGGAAGTAATGGTTACTTTTATGAACCTATTGCTAGCCGCTACAATCGCAGGCATAGCGCTAGCGCCTTCGTCTAGCCATATTCCCACGCTTCCATCTACATCCTGTAACTGAAAGCCTTTCCCGTTCAACGCTCCAGCCGTATCTGGCTTACAGGTTACGCTAGTAGTTTCCTTGATACCTAAGTTAACCGTAAATGTTCCCGCGTAAGGCGTTGCGTTCCATGTTAGCTTCTGCACTTCCTTCTTTCCCGGATCTCCAACCTGTACACTAGTTACAGTAATAGCTCCCGCCGCACTTGGGGCGTAGGAGTCTGAATATCCATAAGGCAGAGCAGCCAGCTTTATTACTTGCATCTCTTGCCGCGATGCTGTTCCGGCCTGGACCTCGCTAACCGTCGCGTCACATAGCGGCGCTAAGCCGTCTCCATTCGCTGCGAAGACATGCTTTGCGCCCACCCCTGTCCACATAACCACATAACTAGATCCGTACTGCTTCACCGTTACAGGCAAGCCTCCGTCCGCGATAACTGCCGCATTCGCGTTAATAGCCGCCGCGAGCGCTGTTGCGCTTATGTTATACGGTAAATCGGTGAGCCCTCCAGTTGCTCCGTTGTACGTCAGCGAAAACGTTCCGCTTGTCGGCTGCTGATCCGGTACGCCTACGGCAAACTCAACCGTAGCGCCAGTGATATTAACATCATCGAAATCTCTGTCCGGATCTTGCGATTTCCTTACCAGCTTAACCCTTTGTGGAATCCCGTCAAAACGAACAATCCCGCCAACGCGGGCGGGCGTAGGATGCTCCGAATTCGTAAACATCCCGTTTTTGTCGTTGTCTCCTATGTCGATAATAACGGACGGCGCTTCGCTCATAGCTATTCAGTGTACCTAACTAAACTTTTCCCGCCAGCGGGAAGTTTACCCGCGTAAGCCAATTCCAGGCATTAACGCGCCCGTTGCTGCATCGTACTTCGGATTCCCAAACTCATCCGCAAACGTAAAGAATGAGTTAGGCGTGATAGTAACAATCCCTGTTACCGGTCTGTTTATAGTCCCGCCTGGATCAACCTCTTCGAATAACTGTATAACCCTCTCATAGCTACTTCCTGTAAGCGCGTCGAATCCGGTCATCTTTAACACAAATGCGCTAAGCGTCTGACTGCCGAAATTATGCTGAATCAACGTATTCCCAGCAACCTCAGTGCCCATTGCGTCGTATGTAGAGACATCCAGGAAACACGCTGCGCAAATACTCCACCCTTCATCCGAGTCCTGCCCTGAAGCATGCGCGAACTGTCCAGGTATAAATAATGTCGCAAATTCCGCGTCACACCCCGGAGGAGTGGCTACAGGCCCGCTGCCTCCGAATCCGTCAAACACATTACCAGTTTGCCATTTACTTAGCTCCTCCGTGTCTCCTGATATGATGAAATCTACGCTCGCTGTTTGCCCTCCGCATGAAACTGCTCCCGCGACACGGTAATCTCTCACCCTGCACGTCCAAAAAGCTAATTCAAAAGCCGACATCTCGCCTAACGCTTGCAGCGGAAACGGCGGAAAATCCCCGGTTACTTCATTTACAGGGTTGATAAACTGCAACGCGATAAACCTCATACAATAGTCATCGGAACCATAGCCCAGGTAGGAAAGCCATCTATCATAACAAGTACCTTCCTGGCGGTCAGCGTGTCGTTTTCCGTTCCCTTCGCTTTCGCCCTAAGAGCCCTAATAACTTCAAAGGCGTTATTGATTTTCGCTCTAGCTGAATGCGTTCCGTCCGTCACGTCATCAATTGGAGCATCTAAATTCCCGTCCATATTATCGCGTTCCAAATACAGGCAATCTCTTCTGAGCAAATCCAAGCGCTCCCGCAAATCCACTTAGTACCTTTGCGCTAGTCAGCGTTCCGCGCGTAGTCTCCGTTATCTGCCAGTATAGCCCCGCTCGCACGACATCAAACCTAACTGTTCTGATAACCATAGCATAGACTATGCGTCCTGATATTGTGTTTGGTCTTACTTCCTTGATGCTGAAATCCGCCGTTCCAACTTGGAGCGTATCGAAGTATTTCGGAGCCGTTGGCTTCTTCTTAGTCAGATACACAAATGTGCTCTCTGGAGAATGATAGATAATCGAAGCCTCTCCAGTGTCGTCTGTAACAGGGTTGTAGTTCACGCCGACTAGCATTTTAGTAGGCAGTCCGTCGCCAGCGGTTCCGACCTCAGGATAGCCAACTACAATCGGACCTTGATTAAAAGTCCCGTAGCGTGTCGTTGTGCTTAGCTGAACTGTCTGCTCGCTCCATCCTCCAGTTACATTTACAGGCGGCAACTTGTCGTCTACTAACCCTATGTAAGTAACTTCCGCCTCAGACGTAAGCCCTTTCCCTTCAGTTACTTTGTAACTGTCGCATAGCATCGTCTTTATGTACGCATCGCGAGTAATCCCCTTCTTTGGTAGAAGCTTGTATATCTCATCCGTAAATCCGAAGTACCTCCTAACTAGCGAATCAACTCCGTACTTATTGTTCGTAACTGTACTGCCAGGAATGGGAGTTAGCCTACCTCTTATCATCCCTTGCACGATAGGATCTAGTTCAGACATAGCTTACTTAATAAGTGCTGAAATTAGGCTTGTTTTCAAGTCCACGATCGCCGCTACGATTTTCTCGTTTTCGCTCATAGGCTTAGCCTTGGCCTGATCTACTGGATTCCAGTCGTCATCAGGGTTGTGCGGCTTGAATTTCTTTTCGAATTCCTTCCGCTGCTTATCAAAGTCGTCCTGTAGATGCGGCTTGGTGTTGATATGCGGCCTGCGGTTATTCGGATCTAACGGATCAGCAGGGTGCCTTTGCTCCTTCTCTCCGGTTACTGGATTCGTGCCGCTAATTATTGCCCCGCCCATATCTCTATGCACATTAATCAGCCCCTCTGTTGATTTGCGCTTAGCATCGAATTCATCCCTCTTTCTTGCATCTGTTCGCTCCTGCCGTAAGCGCCGGTCGATTTCCAGCGTGCTCTTTCCGTAGTTAAGCTGCTGATCCATTAGGCGCTGTTCGTTCCGAAGATTCTCCGCGCGTAGCCGATATTCTTCCGCTACTTCACTATTTAGGTCGCGCTGTATCTCCGCCTCCGTCTCCAGGGTATTTATCTGCTCCTGTAGAATCTTATACTTCTTAGCCTCGCTCGAAAGATTCGTTTCGTTTATCGCATTCGTTTCCGCCTCTAGCCTGATCTCAAGTTGCTTGATTTCATATTCAGCTTTCTTTTGCGATAGGCTCCTTTCTCCGGTAGCGATTTCCGCTTGTAGCGAGGACAACTTATTCGAGTCAAAGTCTTCTGTCTTCGAATCAACTGCGTATTCCTGCTTCTTAAGGTTTAGTAATTCCTGCTGCGCTGCAATTTCAGCCTCCGGACCGTTCCCCTGATTCGACACGACTTCATTGCGCATCCTGCCAAACACATTCGCTTGCATCTCGTTTAGCGCAGCTAATTGCGCCTGCATGTTTTCTGCTAGTTGAGCTTGCAGCCCCGGCAATGCATCTCCGGTCGTTGAATCAACTAAGTCCTGAAGCCGTTTGCCCTCCCTCTGTAACTCCACCCATCGCTTTCTATCTTCATCTCCAATAACTTTTGCCGATTCGATTCGCAAATCCGCAATTTCGCGCTCAACCTCTTTCCGCTTCTTTGCCGTATCAAGCGCCTGATACGCTGCATCAAGTTCATACGCCGCCGCCTGTCTTTGCCGTGGATCATTAGTTAGCTCCAGGACCTTTTCCCTGTATGCAACAACAGCTTTTGCTTTTTCGATCTCTACGTCCGCTCCGATTCGCTCCGCTGACAAAATAGCTTTGTTCCGCTCAAGCTCTAAATCTTGAAACTGCTTTTTCCGCTGCTCTGCTGCATCTTCAGCCGCAAACCTCTCCTTAACAGCTTGAGCAGCTAGGAAGCCTTCATCCTTCTCCACTTTATGCAGTTCTTGCGCGCGCTGGATTTGCTTATTTAGCTTCTCTGCCTGCTCATCGTATCCTTGCGCCGTTAGCTGCGCGGCATATGTCCTCTGCCTCTCAAGATCAACTAAAGCCTCTGTCTTATGCCGTATTTCGTCCGTTAATTCATCCTCTGCCTTCTTGTTAAGCCTTTCCTGCTCGCCGAAGTTTTCCCCGGTTTTGAAGTAAGTTAGCGTCTTCTGGAATAACCCTATCTTCTTTTCTGCCTCCTGTAGATCCGAGAATGCCTTAGTTGTCTTCTTGATCTCTTCCGTTAGTTGCGAAACGGTCTTTGATTCGTCCCGCATATCAAAGCTGCCTACCTCTTCTAAAGCCTCGCTGAGCTTGTCCGTTTCTTCTGCCGCGTGCTTTATCCCTGTCGCAAGAGCCTGTCCTACGCCTACAGCAGCAAAGCTAGCGAACCCTACCTTAAACGCAGCGGATGCGCGTGTAATAGCGCTTGTGAAAATATCCGAAGCGCTCCCTGCGTTGCTGAAGTCCTGCGCGAATCCAACAAGCGCCTTCCTGACCTTCTTCTGCCCATTAAGCAGGTTCCCGTTCGCGACATTTGCCCTATTAATCGACGCCTCATAACTAGAGGAATCTCCCGCTAGCGTGAGCTTTAAAACTTCTTCTTGTGTTGCCATATGATTTGAAATTTACCGCTGGCGGGAACTTTTACGGCGCTCCGGTCGGATTAAACACGGTAGCAAATTCTCTTTTTTTCCGGTCTATATAGGTCTGCATGTTTTTAATTGTAGCGATTAGAGCAGCGCTTACAAACCCGGATTGCTGCGCGATCTTAACCATTCCGTTAGCTTCGTTCAGTATGTGAATGAACGGATTACTATGCGCTCCACTGCTCACCTGTACGCTAGATAACGGTCTACTTTGGTTCCTGTCATGCTGCGATGCCGCCATTTTACTCCCAAGCGCCTTCATCGCAGCAAGCCAACTAGATGCCAACGCACCTATTGCACGGCTCCTGTACAAAAGCGCAGCTTTCCTCTCTTCCTCAAGAGTAAGCTTGGCCGTTGCTACAAACTTCGCGTATGTCTCCGGCATGTTCATCGCGGCCCTATTATGAGCCGCCCTCATGCTTTCGTTTGGCCTGCGTATTACACCCAGAGCCTTGAACGCCTTCCGCCTCTCTTGTCGCCGTATCTTAGTAACCGCATCTTTCACGGACTGATCTTTAGCGGCAAACTTACGCGCAAACCCTTGCGGAGCACGCTTAAACTGAGGGCCTAAGCTTTCCAGCTTTGCCGCTATTACCGCCTTTTCGGCCCTAGGAGTTAGCAGGAAGCAATTCTCTGCTAACTCCTTAGCCTGCTTCCTAAGGAGTTCCTCTAACTCCCTGGGGTTAAGTGTCATGTACTCCCGGAATTTCTTGTCGAATGCTTCCAGGGCGCTAACACCCGCGTCAATGTTCGCTACGTTCGGCATCCGCTATCATATCACGAATGCGCTTGCTCATCGCTGCTATTTTCCCCTTAAGCGTGTAATTCTTTCCGCTCAAAAAGGCTATTACACGCTTAATTTTATTCAGCCTAGTTAGCGGAAGCCCGTAATTTATGTAGTTATCTCCCCATCCGGTTTTTTCCGCTATCAGAATTGTAACTAACTCTTGCGACGAGATTTCTTCGGAGATTCCGAAGACCTCGATTTTCCCACGCTATCCGCTCCCTTCGTTCCTGGATCGCTCTCTTCTTCTGTCTTATCAACTTCGTCTAAGATCTTATGTACAATATCGCACGCTTCCGACAGAACCGCCTTTTCGTGTCCGGCTTGTTCCATCATTTTCAGCACGCTAGCCCTGGCGTGCTGCTTCTGCGAAACCTTTGTCAGTACGTGCGACTTGGCCAGAAAGAACGCCGTTTCCAAATCTCCATTACCCCTCTTTAGCGCCGCTTCAAACGCTGCTTGTATCTCAATAAGCACCCAAAGCAGGCAGACGCTTGAAAACACCCACCCGTCCGAATTCTCGATTAGGTTAAGCCATATCATCCTCGCAGCCTGTCCGAACGGTGCCAGCCTATTTCCCCTCCACTCCTTTTGCTCCTCTCCTTCGTTATTGTTCTGATTCGGAACCGCTGTGTCCGTAGGATCAACTTCGTACTCCATACTACTTGATCCTCCGTTGCGGCAGGTTGTGCATACGGTATAAGTGTGCGCGTCTGACCTCCTCCGGACATTGCGCGCCCATAACTAGCTGTGTCGGCCCGTTTTCAACGATGATTTGCTTGTGATTTTTCGGCCCTTTAATTTCCATCACTAGCAAATCCTGCTGTAGAATCGCCAGTTTTCCCCATTGTATCTGCGTTGCACGCTCCAAAGGCTTTACCTCTGCGTGATACTCGTTAATAGCGGCTTGCGCTCTTTGCTCGAAATAGAAACGCCTGTCCCTGTACCCCTGGAGCGCGTAACCACCAGGAATAATAGCCGCCGCAATCTTCAAAACGTCTGTGCTTATCCAAGAACTGTCGATTTTTTGCGACGGCGTCTGCTTCGCCCTGATTACCTGCTTTATTAGATAGTCCCTAGTCTCTAATGCCTTCCGCATCCATAACACATAATCCCTGGAAGGCTTCGGGCTCATCCAGTCCGCAGCAATCGCAATTGCGGCAGTACCGTTTGGAAACTTCTTGTCCTCATCCCCTATCTTCGCCACCGGCTGAAACCATATCGTAGTAATATATCCTCGTCCTGGATCGGACGTGTTCATAGCGCTGGTAAAAGGCTGCTTTCTCAAGCTAAACCCTAACACCAAAAGCGCTGCCGCTAGCTTCGTGTTGCGCGTCCCGTACCTAGCTTCTGTCTCTTCACTCATGATTGGCAGGATGTTATATTATGTCGCAATTCGTTTAAGCCGCCGTTACTCCAGGCGCTTGCCTCGCTGTCACGGAAAATTCCCTTAGATTCTTTTCCCCGTGCTGAAGCGCTGTCGTTAGCGTCCAGACCGTTCCGTTATCCGTTCCATCCGTTCCTACGCCATTGCCGAAATCGGTATCAGCGATAGTTAACGCGATTCCCGGAGCCGCCGCAGCCACTCCAGTATCTCCGGACAGGAACCCTCCTAGGTTATATGTCGCGGCAGGATTGTGCGCAACAAATCCAATATCGAAACCCTGCGAGGAATCATAGACCCAAATGAATTCCCGCTCAGTATTTCTACCGAAGTTACGCTTAATAATGCCGGTTTCCGCAGGCATTAGAAACGTAAGTCCTGATAGGTTTTGCAGGATAGGTGAAGCAGGCATTTAGTTAGATACCTCCTGTTTAGCAGGCTCCGCCTTTTCAACCTTCCCTGTCCTTTTGCACTCCGGACAGGTTTCAGGCTGCAATTCTCCGCTCCGCACCTTGATCCTGTCTGCCTCGCTCCACGGCTTTCCAGCTACTGAGTCAATGACTCCTTCGCCATTACACTTTGGACATTTATCTTTCATGTTTTGTGCTAGTTATGCTGCAAATCTATTTAAGCCGTAAATCTATCCTTGTCGAATCCTACCAAAGAAAAATGCAAGATTTGCGTACGCTTATCCGCATCTGTTGAATTACTCGCTGGCCTGGGCTCAAGCGCTAAGCATTGGAAATGATCATCGCTAATTAAGACCTCCGCTCCTCCAGGTAATCCGTAAATAGTGTTTGCAGCAATATCAGTCGTAAGCGCCCGCGCCTTCTGCATCCATAGATCCGACATGTCGTCAGTTACGCGAGTAACCATTTTTACTTCGCAATCTACTCTATACAGACCGTGCAGGAATACCATTTCCTCTTGTTGCGTACACTTCACCGATAACCTAGGAAACGCTGCGCCTTCCTCGCTATTCCACTCCCTAGGAGGGATAGCCGCTAGCGTTCCGTCTGTACTTAGCACAGATATAACAGCGTTTGCTGCGTTTCTCTCAAGTGCGTTTGACATAGTTACTTATTAGGCGCGCCTAGCGCCACCTGAATCTCTGTTGCGTTAGGATGATCGTCGCCCATGACTGTCTCTACCCTATAGGCAAGAAACGAGTTATCCGACTGCTTAACCTGTATCACATCCTCCGCTCTAGGCATTATTGCAATTCCATTTGCCGCCATCTCCGCTTTCGAAATTAGTAACTCTCCTCCAATCCCCCAAATGATACCCCCATCCGTTCCCTGGACTCCTGTCCTATTCTGTAACAATGATGCGCGGCAGGTTTCCCCTCCCTCGAATTTAACCGTAACAGGAAGAGCGTTAATCGCAGCCTGTCCGTGTCGCGACATCGCAGATACATCAATCATAATTTTCCCGCTGGCGGGAAAATGTTAGCGGCGCTGCCCTTTTGGAGCAGCGCCGCTTGTAGCATTTTCCCTATGTGTTAGTTATGCCGCCTCGAAATGACGGCGGAATTCAGCCGCATTCCCTTCCCAGAAATGCGTTTCGCTCTTGAGTTTGTGCGTTTTACCCATCGGATCATCCTTTACGATCTTTAGGTAAAACCGCTGCATCTGTGAGCCATCCGGATTCTCGCGGGGAACGCGTTCCGTTTCGCCTTTTTTGCCGACTTCCACTTCCCTGACATGCACGAATCCCTTGCCCTTGAGATTATACCCTTCTTTCTCAAGGTCAGGCGGGACCCTCTGCTGGTTCAAGGCGGAGATTTCCTCCTTAGGCTTCTTGTCTTCCGGCTTCTTGTCTTCTGCCATATAGCGTGTCGTTTAACCGTTTAAATGCCCGAATTTAGGCGAATTGCGTAGCGATCAGTGTTCCCGCATTCGCGTTTGCGATGTATGGGATTGCTGACGTTTTAACGCGAACTACGTTGCTCTCCTTCGGTTCGTCTCGATACGTCTGAACCTCGCGCATACCGTATTCGCTCCAGTACACCGTTGCTCCTACTCCAGAAACCGTGTTCATTCCGTCCGCCTCTTCGTTAAACTTGTCGCCGGTCTTGCCGACAAAGATATAAGTATTCGGCCATACCTTTTGCAGCGAGGGGGTATCTCCAGACGCGGCGCTGTTGTAACGCGCCCGTCCTACTACAACCTTTTTGATACCCTCATCCTCAAACGCCTTTTGGATTGTATTCGTGTTAACCTCCTGTTGCGCCATCAGCACGCCGCGAACGAACGCAACAACAAGCGACGAACGGCGAATCCGCTGATACACCTGCGCAGGGATTACTACAGTATTAGGCTGCTCGCCTTGATCCCTCACCTTTTCGATAGCAGCGTAAATGTCTGCCACGAAGGAAATCGTAGCGATGTTAGCCTCTGTGTATGCGACCAGCGAATTTGTAGCCGCGCCAAAAGTAGCGGTGCTAAAGATCGCGATTGCACACAGATACTCCATCAGCAAATCAAGACGCTCCTGACCCTTACGGCTGGCAAATGCCTCAGTGCTGAAGTAGTCGCCGTAATCCTTTTCAATCTCATCAGGAATAAGAACTTCTTCCTTTCGGATAACGACCTTAAAGCTCTGATCCCCAAACGTGAGCGTAATACGCTCTACGTTCGCTCCCGGCGCAGCAACTTTGTCCGCGACTCTCAAAAGCTCCGCCGTCGCAATTGTCGCATTGATAAGATGCGCGTTGCGCCTATCAACCGGATATTCCGGAAGGATTTCTTTCCAAATTAGATCCGAATTCAGGCCTTCGCCTTGAACCAAGATCAACACAAGCTCTTCGCGCGGCAGCGCCGCTGTATTCGAATAGATCATATTAGTAACTTGCGAACTGAATCTTTTTTCCAGTGAGAGCGCCAGCCGTGCACGTACCTACGAGCTTGTTTGCTCCAGCGTTACTATCGTTTGTTACTGTGCCATTCGCTGCCTGATACACAGGATCTCCGGCGCTCATATCAACAGCGGCAACTCCAACTAGAGTCCCGGATGCGTTAACAAGCCTTGCCACTCCGGTTTCTCCTGCCGGAATCGGCTGACGCGTAAATGCCATAGGCATATCGCCTGCTCCGGCAAGTGTCACATTTACCGCATTGTTTTGGGGGTCGCCTCCGACCTTTAACCCGAGATATTGCCCTAACGTAGCGTTGGTACCGTTATACACGGTAATGTCGCCACCCTCCAGGATTCCAATTGCATTGACTCCCACGGCTTACTTAGCTCCTTTCTTTGCCGGAGCAATTCCGCGCTCCACTAGCGTTTCTGAGTATACTTCCGGGTGTTGCTTCATCGCCAAACTCTGCGCTTGCGCCGGACCGCACTTCGATGACTCCTGAATGCCTTTTACGATAGCCGCAAACCTCTGGACGGCAGTCTGAGGCTTGTCTCCGCCAGTTCCTGCACTGCTAGACATCGCGCGCCCGCCAGTTGCACGCAATACACCAAGCTGAGTGTTCTGCATAAGCCCCTTCAACTGCGCGAATGTAACCGGCTTATTCGCATTGCGCCGGAAGCGGTGAACTTTCCGATTCGCGGCCATCTTGCTGTCTCCCTCAACTACTCCAGCCATAGCGGCTTCGGATTCCACATCTTCCTCGCTCATACCTTCTGTGTCTGGGTCTTCTTCGTCCTCCGCGTCCTGCTGCGATTTCTTTTCGTACGCCTCGAATTTCGTCGCAAGCGCCTTTTGCTGAGACTCCATCTCCCCGAGCTTTGCGGAGACCGGCCCCACAGCCTCAGACATCATAGCCTTAATTTCGGCCATCTCTTCTTTCGTCATAGGTTTCTGGTTTTCGTTTTGTTTTCTCCCGCTGTCTAGGGCGCGGAATAACCCTGTTGCGTTAGCCGCAGGTTCATCAACTACGGTAACCGCAAAAATTTGTTCGCAGCGAGCATAATTAACTCCCCCGATTTCTTCAGGATCTCCGTTAAATTCGATCGAAAGGCCGAAGCTTTCCGGCTGCTCCTCTGCTAGCTCGAAAATGTAATCTTTGTAGGGATAACTCTTAAGCAAATGAAGATCGCCCCTTAGCACTCCATCTTGTTTATCAAGCTTCACGCTTTGTTTTGGAACAATTCCAGCAATTCCGCCTTCGGTATGCTGGAAAGTGTTAGGATTAAACCTAACTTTCAATCCTGACTGCGGAATCGCGTCCTGTACCTGATTCAGCGTTGTGTCATCCACGAGGACTTCATGCCCCTTTGCCGCACCCATGCTGATTAAGGCAACGTTGCGGATTATCCCGGAGTCTCGCTCTATGTTTGAGTTAGCTCCTTCCGCTAAACTCATTCGGAATAAATGGGTTGAAAAGAATTTCATGCTCTTAGCTATACTAATTACCTTCTAGGTACTAGCAACTACTTTTCCCGCTGGCGGGAAAATTCTGTGCTTCGCTAGTATCTTTTCCTCAAACTTCTTAGCGTTCCACCAGAGGTTTTGATTTTCCCCGGAGAACCTAGCAGCCAGGGACCACGCCATAGAATCCGCAGAATACAGAGACTCCCACACTTTTCTACTGCTTAGAGCTGTTGTCTTAAGTCCAAATCCGTGAAGCTTCATGCCGCCACATGCTGCTTTTACTATTTCTAGTAAGTCCTCAATCTGCTGAACATCTGAATTTCGCTTACATACAGAGCCTATTCCTACTCTCATCCCTACATTCAGTAACCCTTGTTCGTGATACATCTCTAAGTGTTCTAGGTATTCCGAAGGCTTATATCCTTGCAGGACAGGCATTACCGCTGCCGTTGTTGCGTTCCTTATTCTCTTATATCTCTCGATCGTCATCTTCTGATGCGCTAACACAGTTTTGCCCGTCTTTCTCAAAATGAACGGCTCACACATATAGTCTTGCGTCACCGCCATCTGAAATCCGTTATTCGTCCTCCATACGTCTATCTCTCTAGCATATTCTTCCGGTTCCTTTCTATATTCTCCGTACTTCGAAATCTCAGTAAATGCCCCAGAGTCCAGAATGAAACAGTTGGCGCAAAACCAAGACCTCCTATTCCGGACTGAGTTAATCGAGATGAACGTCCTGTCAAAATGGACAGAATCGCTAGGATGATGTAGGCCGACGTAGAAAAGCATTTATTGCATCTCCGCGCCTTCGGACGTTGCATCTAGTGGATTGCCTCCAGCTTCCGCCCTCTGCTCCGCTGTCCCTCTTGCCTGTAAGCTGCGCGCTGCCTCAAACGCAACACCCTGCATAGTCCTGCGTCCATTGCCTATAAAATCAGCAACTTCCCTCCAGTCAGATAGACCTAGCTGTTTCGCAATGTCCATTGCTAGCTGAATAGTCGCCTGCGCCTCGATACCTAGTTGCTGCGTGATTTCTTCGATGTCTTCGCCGTCCTCTGTAGCAATTTGAGCCCCGGACGTTAACCCTGCGCATCGCTCCATAACGTTTGCGTTAGAATCCCTCCCAGCGTCTACTGTTGGATGCGGCGGGAATATCCAGGCCCCGCAATTCCATTTTGGATGAAACGGCAATTCTCCCCGTGCTATCGCGTCACCTATGAAAAGAGGAGTCGCGATGTCCAGGAATGTTTCCTTCAGCATTTCTCGCCAGCCAATTATCGCACGTTTGTCCTGTGAGCTATAGAACCTAACTGCGGTTCCTGTAACTCCAGACATATCATAAACCATCCCGAAACTCAGCCCGCATCCGATAGCTATGTCCCTGACGGTCTCGCGATACATTTTTTGTACATTCTCGCTAGGCCGTTCGTTCTTGAGCATCTCCACCCTCTCCGCTGAGCCCATTGCGGTAATAGTATTCGCTCTGATCGAAAACCGCCTCATTACATTTCCGAATTGATCCGTTTCAGGTTGCGCGCCGTCGTCAAACGCCGTGCCGTTCGGCATCGCGCCATCTAGCGTGTAATAGACACCCGATTGACTAGCCGCCCATTCTTGCGCCTGTAACTCATAGTCTCGGATCTTGTTCAGCCAATCAATCTTATCGATTGTTCGCGCAAACACGCTCCTGCCCCGAACGTCATCACACGTAAGCGGGTTAACTACCAACAGAAACCTAGGCAATCCGTTTTGGTCGTACGCTGGAATCTGATCCTCGAAATAATATTGCGTAGACATCCTGTCCCGCGTGTAGATGTCAAACGCCTGATACCCCCCGAATTGATCTAAGTGCACTCCCCCTATAAACGTCTTAGTTGCACGGTAGTCGTATGGATGCCCTATCCTGTCCGCCTCTATGCCCTGCAAATAAAGCTCTCCGTTGCGAACGAAATTAAAGCCAAGGTCACCCTTTACCACGCATCCACGAATGGCGTTGATCGCGTATTGCCGGAAACTCCACTTGCCAGCAATATCAACCGACCTACTGAATTTTGCTTTGACATAATCTTCGATCAGTTGATTTACGCGGGCGCTACCTGTCCGCGCTTGATAGCGAAGTGTTCCGCACACATAGTCGCAAAATAATTGTTGAATACGGAATGCTAGGCCACTGTCCTCAATTAACTGGATTCCGTTCCACATCATATTTTTGCGCTCTTGATTCCCGCGCATTGTCTCCCCACTAACAGAGCTTGAGTTAGCATTAGGTCTCAAGTCGTTTGACCTTGCCGTTTGGTAGGAAAACAAATGCATCTTCCTCCGAGCCTCCATCATCCGCAGCGCCGCCCTGGGTGCTACAAGCCCCACAAGCTTATCAATGCGCGATTCCCACTTCCCAGGACGGTAGTTTTGCGCAGCGGCTATCAAATCCGACTGCCTTCTAGGTACGTTCATATTTTTCTTTAGCCCCTGACTCTCGCTGTAACAGGATATGCGCGCGTCACCTTTGTTCCATTCTGGTACGCTTGCGCAGCCGACAGTTCAGACAGTGTATCTTTCAACGAATCCAAGTCTTCAGCCTGGAACGTTCTGCCTGGAACCACGTAACTCTTGCCGGTTGTCGCTACGTCAATTACAGCTTGCTTGTAAGTCGCGATCATCTGCGCTATTTCCTGCGCAGAGAACGTGATAAACGGATTACAGTTAATCGGCCTAATGCTCATAAAAAGAGAGTAGCATTTGCTACGCTGCCTGTCTTTCTTCTTCTTTCACATCCTGCGCGTCTGCGTCGGACGTTAATATAGGAATCATTCCCTGTATAGCCATTGCTGCCAATACTTGTAACTCGCCGTCCTTCCAATGGTTAGGCTTCTTAGTCCCCTTTCCGTCTCGCCCTGCGTTACTCCAAAACCATTTTTCCTGCCCCTTGCTGTCTACAATCCTATACCTAACCTCGCTATTAAGATGCTCGTGATACTTTTCTCCAATATTAGCCGCGACTCCGTAATATAGCGAAGAGCGCCCGCTTATAAGCGCAGCGAAGGCGTTCTTAATGGATAGGTTGCTCCATTCATAATACCGCACAAGCTTCTGTCTAATAACAGCAAGGTTTCCACGATTCCTAATCTGATCCTTCGTTCCCATATGAGGATCTCCGTATCTCAACGGCGAAAACGCGCGTTTAACCTGCATTCGCCTTATTTTTCCGCCTTCGCGTACCTCCAAAATGTGAATGAAGCTTTCCATCTGCGATCCCCTCATTCCTGTCCACCCATACTTTTTGCAGATACCCAACGATTCGGAAAATTCAAAAGATATGTCCAGCATCGTGCAATTAGGCAGCACCCCCCACTTAATCCTAATCGCCTCTAAGTCCTCATCCGTTCGCGCTTCTCCGCACTCGTAAATGCGACTCGCGCCGTTAGCTCTAACCCCGCGAATGATCCACGGATAATAATCTTCTTGTCTGTCAGCAGACAGAAATCGTTTACCCGGAATAATCCTCTCGCCCTGTTTTTCGTCCTCCCATCTGTAGCTAATATATTCGTTCTGCTCCCAATTGATGAAGTAATCAGACTTCACCTCCACTTTAGTATTGCCAAGAAATCTAGCTTCCTCCCAAAACTCCACCATTCTCCGACTAAAGAATAGCTCAAGTTTTTTCGCATCCCCGTATTCCCTGTAGTGAGCCTTCGCCTTGAGGAATTCTTCAACTAGCGACGCCCATTTAACGCCTGGAAAATTTACAGACAGGCTATTGAACCTATACCCCTTAACGCTCGCAAGCGGGTCTTCATGCACATACGTAGCAGAATCGTTCATGCGCTTTCTCTCTAGGTAGGTGTCCTTGTATATCTCTTCGCACTCTGGATTCTCACACACGTAACGTACGGTCTTTGCTAGCTCCGCGTAATTATATCTTTTGCCCTCCGGGTGCGTTATGTCGTTAGTATCCCATCGCAATTGTCTCCACTCAAACGCCTGCACGCGTCCGCACTTCCTGCAACAAAACATCCATTCTCCACGCGAGGACTCATTCCACTCTTGATGTAACTCGCTCCCTTCTCTTCCCGCCGTAGATCCGTCCCATATCTTATGTGACGTAGGGAACGCAGTTGTCCGCTTATGGAAGTTATCCATCATTCCAGGGTCCCACTGGAAACACTCATCGTTGAATTGATTTAAGATTGTCTTCTGCTGAGCGTTACTCTCGTTTGCTCCCTGGAACCTGAACGGCATTCCATTCGTGAATGTAACCGCTGTCTTCTTTTTCTTCACGAAGTTTCCAACCGACTTAGGGACAAGCCGCATGAATTCCTCGCACCCTTCTGCCATCGGCCAAAACCTATCTTCCGCCTCTTCTTCCGCCTTTACGTTTGTGTTAACGTTCCATTGCATCGGCCCCTGTCTGAACACAGCCGTCCAAATGCATGCAATTTCTTGCGCCTTCGTTCTGCCACCTTGGTTCGGCCCTAGTGTCAATATATGACGTGTCGATTCATCCTGCCACGCAATTAGAGGCTCATGCATTTGCGGGCTATTCTGCACGTCATAGTATCCGGGAATCGGCGAAGATGAATCCACTTTGACATTCTGCCGCGCCCATTGCGCGATAGTTAGAAGCGGCTCCGGCCTGAATGATTCTCTGTAGATTGCTTCGATGAAACTCATTGCTTCCAGTCTCCACTGAATAAGTGCTCAAATATTTCTTCCAGGTGCCGCTTATTGATCTCCCGGCATTCGTCTGCGCTTCCTTCAACGCTCTCATATTGCCCTGGCGCAACCTGTAGCAATCTCCGCTTTAGCTCAGACTTAACGTGCGCATTGCATCGCTGCACTTCTACCCTTACGTCTTCCTTTGAAATCCAGCGCTCTTGCTTGATTGCTAAGTCAGCCTTACTCGCTTCAAGATCAACTCGTGCTTTCTCGATCGCTATTTTTTCTTTCTCAGAAATAGCAATAGGCGCTCCTGCGTTAACAGGAGCGCCGGAAGCGTCGTGGATCTTTGCCTTAGTTACCGTGCTAGCGAATGCCGCCCATTCGTTTACATCATAGCTGCCGTTGTCTAATCTCTCCGGTGCTTTCCCTCCCTTAAGTACTATATCGCGAGCCTTCTTTACAATTACATCTACTGTCTCTCGCGTAACCTTCAGCGCTTTAGCAAGCTCTGCCTTTGTTGTTACTCTTAATCCAGCCGTAGCTAGGGATCTGCCTGACGCGGCGGCTTGGATCATCTTACGCTCTCCGGGCGTAAGTGTCTTGCCTGCCTTTACCTTCTCCTGAATTAGCCTTAATTCTTCATCCAGGAGCGCTTTAGCTTGCTCCGGTTCCATCCGGTTAGCCTATTGCTGAAACGGCGTCCATGAACCTTAGGCAGCCGTCACAGCGCCCGCATTGCGGATACACTCCGCCTGCCGCGTTACACGCCCAAATATCCCTCTCTTCAACTCCGTACTCTTTCGCCATTCTTGCAACCTCTCTTCTGTGGCACTCTACGTACGGTGCCATCACTGTAATACCGCTGCCGTCTAAGTGGAACTGCCTAGTCATCGCCCCGAGCGTTAGGCGACTCCATTCCGGCTTGTCGCTAATTGTAACTCCTACAGCTACGCCTACCGCTCCTATGCTCTGACCGTAAGACCGCGCAAGCGCGACATATAATCCTAGCTTCCCATCCTTTCCATCCCATCCGCTGATATACGCCGTGTTGAGACGCAACCCCGCTCTCTCGCATGCCCTTCGTGCGTGATTTTGAATCTCAGACATTTCTCTCGCGATAAGCAGCGGGACCGGCTCGTATCCTTCTCTTGCGCACTTATGCAGCAGGCATGTGCTCTCTAGCCCTGCGTCATATAGCACGACAACCTTTTCCTCCTGTTTGGAATTTACCGCTGGCGGGAACTTTGAGGGCTTAGGGGTAGACATAAGGATCTTATTTGCGCTCTCACTAGCGCCGTTTTCTATTATTCGCAAGTTTGATTCGTCTAATTT